ACTATCAATAAGGTTGTTCTCTGCGGCTTCCAGCTCAACACGCAGCTTCCCTACCGTTAGCGCAATATCCTCGTTCTCCTGATCGCGGCTTTTGATGTATTGCAGGTTTCTTTCCCGTTCATCCAGCAGTGCCAGCACGGTAGCTGGATTGGCTGCGGCGATGAATTCAGCATTGGCCTGCTGCTCCATTTGGAAATCTTCATAGAAACGGCTTTCTGGATGCGCTCCTTCAATTCTGCAAATGGGAATATATCCAGCAACTTCACGATGAATTAGTGCATCATCACCATCAAATCGGCCATCTCCATATTCGAGCGACCACTCGCCACACGTTGCTTTCTCTGCCGCCTCACGCAGTGCCTGATAGTCAATCTTGCTCACTGGTTGCCTCCTTTGCGAAGCTGGGCGGCGATATCTTCGAGAACGCCATCAGAGAATGAGCGGTCAAAATCGCCTTCCGGCGCATTAGCCATAAACTCAGTAGAGGTAAGAATCATCCGGGCAATATCCGCGGCGTTCTTCGCAGTATCATCAATAAAACCAGCTTCCCAGGCAGCCAGCATTCTGTTCGCCACAAAGTAAGCGCCCTCCTTGCGTGCTTCAGTCTTCACTTCAGCCAGAAAAGCATCGGTGGCTGGGGGTTCGATATCGTTAATTTCAGGAAGAATCTCTTCCCATGTGGCGATATCGCCATTCAAATGCCATCCGGAAATTCCACTGGAGTTATCCGCAACACTGCGAACGGCTTCAATAGTTTCGAGCATTACCGCATTCTCCGCTGCCAGCGCATTAGCACGCACCAGTTGCACTTCCAGTTGCGTTGCCAAATCGCTGATCAGCTTTGCCACACTGCGCATATCAACGGCACCACATTCTGCTTTCAGTTCCGAAGCCATCTCATGCCCGGCGGCAACTAACCCTTTGATATTACTTTCCATCTTTATCCTCGCTTATCCACATAACTTATTGATTACATTGATAACTAAAAAGATCGTCGATTCAGAACTCTTCGATTTTCCAGCCACCACCTGCTTTCTTTGGCTTAACAGTTACCCCGATGATTCGGAACGGATATTGATCTGCGGCGACTTTGGTTTTCACCCTGGCGTCGTCGGTCCAGAAACCTTTCACTTCGTGCAGTTCCATCTCGCCGGTAGCGAGCATCACAGCAAAATCGGGCGTATAGAACGTGTTGTCAGCTAACCGCAGCTTGATACCCTCGAATCGATACCAAGCGATTTCCCCTGCACGTTTACGCTGCTCAAGGTGCTGGCAATACGCAGATTCTGTTTTGTTCATCTGGCCTGTTTTGAGTCGACCAAGAGCCTGTATCTGTTTTCTCATGATTTACCTCTGAGGTAATTAAAAACCACATAAGACACGAAATCAATAGATTTTAGAATATTTTATTACCCACCAGGTAATCATTGAGACGTAAAAAAATGCGCTATCGCGCTGGTATTACTTGATAAATCCTGCCGCCTTTCCCCGCCTGTATTCCTCCATCAGCCACTGCGCCGGTGTTATTCCCCCAAGGGTGGCGGCGTTAGGCATGCACCCGAAACTTCGCCCTGGTGGATGGTAAACGTCTCTCCCTGTGTCCGGAGGTGTACTCATGGGTTCTGGCTTTGCCTGTATGCTGATCACCGGATCGGGTATCTGCTGTCCGGAAGCCACCTTTTTCGCCCAATCATCGAGCAGCCTGCGCGCGTGTTTCTCAACCTCAATCTCGCTAAGCTGGCGCTGATACATTGCACGGCGGGTATCACATACGACCCAGTACATAACCGGATGTCGCCACGGGAATCTTTCGGGACCACCAGGATATAAACTTTTTTCCTTGCTGTACCGGTGAAACTCCGCCATCACATCGTCAATGGTGACGCCAAGAACCATCTTGCTGTCTTTACACCACTTGATAAATTGCCCTGGCGACGGCCAGAACGGAGATTCACTGGCGCGGGCGTGGCGCATACCAGCGTTAACCTGTTCCATTGTTGTGATCCCATTCTCCAGAAACGCAAGCATCCATTGTTTTCGAAATTCGTTTAGCTTTCCTTGCTCGCTGATAGCAGCGATGCTGCCTGGAAATGCAGCCTGTAACTGGACAAACATTTCGTTGAAAATTCTTGCAACCTGCTCCTTCTTTGCCCTTTCATCGTCAGCAGAAGCAACCGCCGTCGAGTGGTCATGCCCACCACGAAAGCGATCGTACTCATTAAGAAGTTCTGGAGTTGATTTCATCCCACACCTCATCTATCCAGTCAGTGTTATGCCAGTCAAGGCTCTTTCTGACTTCACCTGATTTCTGTCTACAGAACTGGATGCGCCTTGCCAGCTTCTGCTCCCACTGTGCCTGATGGTATGCCTTACCCTCAGCCATCCAGTAAATTCTGAACTCTGCAAGTTCCTGTGCCGTTGGCAGACTGTCCAGGTAGATTCCCTGCAATGAGCTTTTCCGAAGAAAGTCATCTGATGGCTGCCATTGTTCATGCATGACAAATTTGCCTAATTGCCCTGGCCCACCAGGAGGAACAAAGTTATTCATCACGGCGTTGTTTGCGCCGGGGTCATGAGGCACAGAATCCCCGGTTTTTGTCCTGCTCTCCCTCTCTTGGTTAAATGACTGGTTATATGACTGGTTCTGGATCCCGTTTTTGGGATCATTCAACATCCCGTTTTTGGGATCATTCAACATCCCGTTTTTGGGTATATTCCCGTTTTCGGGAACATTACCGTTTTCGGGTTCATTACACCCTTCTAGGTTGCCTTTAATGTTCCCGTTTTTGGTTATATTAAGAGAGAAAACCCGCACTCTTTTTGTCACTCCCTTTCTCTCTCCGGTATCTGAAATAAGCCCCATTTTCATGAGCGATATAAGCCCGGCCTGCACGGTTTTTTTATTCAGGCAAGTGTCTTTAACGAGGCGTTCTATGCTGGGGTAGCAGAGGTTATATTCATCGGCTCTGTCAGCCATCGAGAGCAGTATGAGCTTTAATGATGAGCTACCTGGATCTGTCTCCCAGGCCCAATCTGTTGCATGTCTGCTCATGATTAATCTCCGCTATCAGCTTGAGTGTTGTGGGGAGGAATTAATCATGATCTGCTTAATCTCTGCCCTGATGCGACGGTTTGATTCCATGGTGCACTCAACACAGTGTCCGTTGTAAACCCAGCGTTCACTGTCATGTCCATGCTTACATGGTTTTCCGGTGTAGTAGCGTTTAAGTCCGCGCTTTGCGGCATCAATACGTGTAATGATTTCCATGGTAAGCCCTGTTATTAGTATTGGGATTACGGTCATTTTGTGCTGACACAAAAAAAAGATCAACCAGATTTGGTTTTTTATTACCTTTGAGGTACGAATAGATATGAAAAGACCGCCGGGTGGCGGTCTACAGAGGGTTGTAGCTGGATATCATGAGTAGAAGAAGTATGCCAGTTCTGCTTTTGAGCGCAGCCATTGTCTTGTTTTACAGGCTTTAAAAAGCCCATTCATCAATACCTTACCTGGCATTTTGCGCTTACCTGTTAAGTGAGTCTGGATATAGTGACTCGTCGTTCCGGCTTCCTGTGCGAAGGCTTCACGCTCATCCGGAGTAAGTGCAAGCCAGTGCTTTTTGAAATCGAAATGTCCGTTATCGCTCATAGCTATTGCCTGATATTTATTTCAGATAATAAATATTCACCCATAAGGTAACAAAAATCAAGGATAGTTACCTATGAGGTGCATTTACCTGTTGGGTAATATTGCTTTAAATTGAATCATCTACTGATTCATATATGAGGCGATTTTCCAGAAAATGAAAAGTATCCAGGACGTCCGCAGGCAAAATCTCAACGACTTGATCGACCGTGAATTCAATGGTGTTCAGACGCGGATGGCAGAAAAACTTGGAACTCAGGCAAATCTGGTAAACCGCTGGGCTCTTGGCAAGAAGGTTATCGGCGACCAGGTTGCACGAAAAATTGAAGCTGCCGCCAATAAACCCCGTAACTGGCTTGATATCGATCGCTCGCTTTCTCAGGAAGGTTTTCAGCCTGTCGGCCCAAGCGACATTGGTCAGCTGGCGGCTCACAACCTGGAACGCTGGATGAGCGAAAGCCGCGACCTTTCAACGCAGGGAAAACTTCACCGCGCATCCGGCGTCGCCCAGGTGACAATCAGTCGCCTGTTAAACAATGAGGTCAGCGTTTCCATTTCCACCCTGGAGAATGTTGCATCCGCATTCGGGCGTCACGGCTATGAATTACTGATTCACCCGCACGACCCTGCGACCATCAACTATGACCGCTCGCGCTACGCATTGTTACCCGAAACCGAGAAAGCAAAGATCGAAAGTTACATTGAATTTGTCATCAACCAGAACGAAAAAAACAAACAATAAAATCATACTTTTCAGTAAGTAAGCCGCCTTCTGGCGGCTTTTTTATTGCCAGATAGATTACCTTACGGGTAATTTTTTTAACTCATATCTATTGACACCAAACCAAATAAGCATAATTATTACCTCAACAGTAACAGACCGAGGTAACAAGTTATGCAGTGGAAAATCATCAACGGTTGGTACTGCGTTACTGCATGCGGATTCATGAGCTGGAAGTTCTGCACCTTACAGGAAGGCATTAAGTGGGCTTTCGTCAGCAAAGAAGCTCGCGATGTAGCCAACGATAACGAGATATGGGAGGGCTGATAATGAACGTTAATCAGCAGAAAAATCTTCAAAAAATCATGCTGGCATTCGACAAGGACTACCGCCTGTCAGAACAGCTATATGACCGACAAGTTGAACTGATCGAGAGCATCCGGCTTCATCAACTAGCCTCAACTTTCGACGCTGTAACAGGTAAAGGCGTTCGCCAGGAAGTGCTGGAGGCAGCTAAAGACAGCCCTGAGTTCGAAGAACTTATGGATGCCTACCGGCGCGAGGCAATGGCAATTATCGCCCGCTGGGATCTGGCGGATCGGATTGATGGGCAGAGGGAAGCGGCATGAAACCGGGAATTTATTTCGACATCAGCAATGAGGACTACCACGCCGGTGACGGCGTGAGTAAGTCGCAACTGGACATGGTTGCCAAGAATCCGGCGCTTCTTAAATGGGTTCAGGCAGCACCAGAAGACGAAGAGAAAAAGTCTGCACTGGATATGGGAACCGCATTGCACTGTCTGCTTCTGGAGCCTGGAGAGTTCGACAAACGCTTCATTGTTTCACCGAAATTCGATCGTCGGACGAAACAAGGTAAAGCTGACGAAGAGGCATTTCTTCGTGATGTGGCGGATATGGGGATTACGGTACTTGATGCCGAGCAGTGGCGGAAACTGGAGCTGATGCGTGATAGCGCAATGGCTCACCCGGCGGCACGCTGGATGCTGGAAGCACCTGGTTACTGCGAAGCATCAATGTACTGGAATGATGAAGAGACTGGTGAGTTGTGCCGCATTCGTCCAGACAAATGGCTGAACGAGCACAACGTGATCGTCGACGTGAAAAAGGTTGCAGATATGGATCGTTTTGCACGCCACATCGAGGAATTCCGCTACCACGTGCAGGACGCAATGTACCGCGAAGGAGCGATGAGGGTTACTGGTCAGTCGCATGGTTTTTTCTTTCTTGCCGTGAGCGAAAGCATTGATTGTGGTCGGTATCCGGTACGCATGTTCGCGCTGGATGCGCCGGATGTCGATGCCGGGCACGCTCTGTTCCGCCGGGATCTGAATACCTATCACGAATGCCGCATCAATGATGAATGGGGCGGCGTGGAAATCATTAAACGCCCTGAGTGGGCACGCAAACAGGATATGTACGTATGAGCAATGATATCGCAATCACATCACAACCAGGCGCAACTGTAGGTACTGCTGCGGCAATCTTCAGCCCGGAGGGCATGAATCAACTGGTGCGTTTCGCGGAGTTGATGTCACAAAGCAAAGCGACTGTACCGAAACATCTTGAAGGCAAACCTGCCGATTGTCTGGCGGTGACCATGCAGGCGGCACAGTGGGGAATGAACCCTTTCGCCGTGGCGCAGAAAACGCATGTGGTAAACGGAACGTTAGGCTACGAAGCACAGTTGGTAAACGCGGTCGTATCCTCTTCCAGCCTGCTGGCGACACGCCTGAATTATCGCTGGAGCGGTGACTGGTCGAATGTTAACGGCAAAACAGATAAATCACCGAATCTGACGGTAACTGTGTCAGCAGTTCTTAAAGGAGAAGCAGAACCCCGTGAGCTTACCATCAGTATGGCGCAAGCCGGAGTGCGTAACTCTCCATTGTGGGAACAGGATCCGCGCCAGCAGCTTGCCTATCTTTGCACGAAACGATGGGCTCGCCTGCACGCTCCTGATGTACTTCTCGGTGTTTACACCCCTGACGAATTACAGGAAACGGCACCGCGCGTTGAGCGAGATATTACTCCGCAAACGACTACTGCTGCGGGAATGAACAGTCTGATCAACGCTAAACCAGTGAAAAAGCATGATGAGCAAACGCGTAAAGCGGATAGCCGTGATCCAGAAGAAATGCTGATGGCCTTTACCAGCGCAGCGATGAATTACAGCACTGTCTCCGAACTGGATAAGGCTTACAAATACATTGCACAAAAACTTTCAGATGATGACGAACTGCTGGCAAAAGCCACCGACGTTTACAGCGTTCGTCGGGAAGAATTAAACGAAACATCTATGTAACCACCACCGCGGCGCCACACGCGCCGCACTGCAACCAAGAGAGGTATTTATGAAAGGTGCATTAGATAAGAAGAAACTCCTGGCGGTGGTGCCACTGTCATGGAGCACTATCGACCGTATGGAGCGCGCAGGTGAATTTCCTAAACGCTGGTATATCACTGACAAACGCTGCGCATGGAACCGTGACGAAGTTGAGCGTTGGCTTGATGAACGTCAGGCAGCAAGCCCGGCAGAGTTCCAGGGTAAAAAGCCTCCTGTTCAGCAACGTGTATATCGTCCTGTGAGAAACGCTGCATGAGTGTGCTGCTAAGGCACTGGAGCAAATGGTCAGGATGGTACTTATTCCTGGCCTCTGTTTCAGCATGGCTTTATCTGCTGGCATTAATTTTCAGAGAGGGTTGGATTAAGTGAGAAAGTTAAGCCGACTTGAAAAATATCACATGAACAAGGTTTCAATGCGCCGTCCTTCAAAGGTTATCGCCGTTACTCCTGCGGCGATAGAGATCGAAAAACGCGCGATTGAAAGAGAGAAAAAAGGGCAGTTCCGCATTGCCGCTCACCTTTGGCTTCAGTGTATGGATGTTGCTTCTGGTGATGTTGAACGTGCAAGGATCGCGGTTCGCAGGGACCAATGTATCACAAAAGGTAACGGCCTTCGCCGTGGCGACTATAGCGGCATAGGATGTTGTGGGGTGGTTTATGACTAAGAAATACACACTAATCTATGCAGATCCACCCTGGGTATACCGGGACAAAGCCGCAGATGGTAATCGCGGTGCCGGTTTTAAATATCCGGTTATGAGTGTGCTGGATATCTGCCGCCTTCCTGTGTGGGATTTGGCCGATGAAAACTGTCTGTTGGCCATGTGGTGGGTGCCAACACAACCACTCGAAGCACTAAAAGTTGTTGAAGCCTGGGGATTCCGTCTGATGACCATGAAGGGCTTCACGTGGATAAAATGTGGTAGTCGACAACCAGATAAACTGGTTATGGGTATGGGACACATGACTCGCGCCAATAGTGAAGATTGCCTGTTTGCGGTAAATGGAAAACTACCTACGCGCATTAATGCAGGGATCGTTCAGTCATTTACCGCACCGCGGCTTGAGCATTCAAGAAAGCCAGATATCGTTCGTGAAAAACTTGTGCAATTGTTAGGCGATGTTTCTCGCATTGAACTGTTCGCCCGCCAGTCGTCTCATGGTTTCGATATTTGGGGTAATCAGTGCGAAGACCCGGCAGTGCAACTACACCCTGGATACGCGTTGGATATTGCCAGATTAACAAATGCATTCAGCAATGCTCCGCTGTCACCAACAGACAACCAGGGGCGGGAGCGTGCAGCATGAAGCAGATTATGGTTGCACACAACGGCGTCAGGTTTGAAGTCGTCATGGTTTTGACTAAGTACCGCAATGATGAGGTATTGCAGAGAAAAGAAACTGTAACTTACCGTTATAAACACCGAAGTTCAGCTGTTAGAACATTACGGAAGATTACGGAAGAACTAAAAAATGATCCTCATCGTGTTATTGAGGTAAAAGGCAACCCATATAAAATCACAACTTCAGTGGAGCTAAGACATATGCAATAAAATCACGCCTGACGAATCGCGATTATCTCGCTATTGGTATTGCAGAGATTGCTGGACTCAGTGGCGCATGATTTGACAATGCCGCCAGAGCTATCGCATACTGACCGCACTAGAACTTCAAAGCGGTCACCCGCACCCGATAGCTTTGCGGCTTTTTTATGCCTGCAATTTGGCATAGTCACATCCGTACAAAGGTCGGGTGGAGAGGCGTAATACAATACCCAAAAGGGGAATATGCCCGGAGCGTCTTTGAAGGCTCTAGTTGACACCCGATCACCAGCTACTAACTGGTGATTGCTAACTAAAACTTCAAAGGAGGTCATCATGACCAGTCAACTCATCCCCGTATTCAACGGCACTATATCCAACGAAACCGCTCTTCTCGTTAATGCCCGTGATTTACACTCTTTCCTCGATGTAGGTAAGCGATTTGCTTCGTGGATTGTCGAACGAATTGCTGAATATGGTTTCGTTGAAAATCAAGACTTTATGATTATTTCCCAAGTTCGGGAAAAAATAGGCAGAGGCCGTCCTGCAAAAGACTACCACCTCACCCTCGATACAGCCAAAGAGCTGGCGATGGTCGAGCGTAACGAAAAAGGTCGTCAGGTACGATGCTACTTCATTGAATGCGAGAAACGTTTAAGACAACAAGAAACAAAAGTGGAGAAGGTCTTGTCAGGCTTCATGCCCGCCATTATGGAGGCGATCAAGCTGGAAGACAAAAAAGAATACAGTGCCCCGCTGAAGCCCGGCTACCGCAGCCTGATTCATTCTCCGTCTGGTGTTCTCGGCCTGACGGAGAACTCACTGCTGATGAATCTGCTGAACAAGTTACAGGAAGACGGGCACGACGTATCGGGCGCGGCGGCGGAACTGACCACCATGTTCTGCTACATCGTCGGTGTGAGTAAATGCCTGCGTGATATCCAGACGCACGCGGAGTACATCAACGACAAGGCAGGGTTCTTCTGACGGCGGCGGCACAGGGATGTGCCGGGCAAAATTATTCCCCCGCCATCCACTTCTCAAACTTCGACGGGGAGAACGGAATCAGATCCGTATGCTCCCCGTTAATCCAGGAATCAATCATATCGGCCCACTGCTGCAACATGTAGGCGCGCTGTCTGGCGTATTCCGCTTTGTTATATACGGCGCGCACACCTTTCTGCTCATGTGCCAGAGCCTTTTCAATCCAGTCTGAAGGATAACCAGCCTCATGCAACAACGTACTGGCTGTACGGCGCATATCGTGTACGGTGAAGCCCTGAATATGCTCACCATCTTCATTTATTATTTTCACCGTTCTGTCGATCAGAGAGTTCAGCGCGGCATTAGATAATGGCTTCCGGAAATTGTAACGACCAGGAACCAGATATTCACTTCCACCAGCGCACATCTGCAACCCAACCAATATATCCTGTGCCTGTTTAGGCAGGTAAATAACGTGCGCCCGGCTTCCCTTCATGCGGTCTGAAGGAATTGTCCATGTCCATTTTTTAAAATCTATTTCATCCCACGTTGCATTGGTGAATTCGCCTTTACGAACCATAGTGATAAGCACCAGCTTTAAAGCCATTTTCATAGTGCCCATAGCACCAATGGCATCCAGCGTGCGGAAGAACAGGCCAATTTCTTCTGGTGTCAGTGTTCGCTCTCGTGGTTTAAATATGGCGATAGACGAAGGTTTAATGTCAGCCGCAGGATTAAACAAACCATGACCACGGTCATTGGCGTGACGGTATACGCTGCTGATGATCTCCCTGGCCTGCACTGCTGTTGCCCGGCCGCCGCGTTCGACAATCCGGTCACACAAATCACGAACCATCGATGTGGTAATTTCAGCCATCATTTTGTTACCAAGAACAGGAAGTATGTCACGGTCGATCACCGCCTGCTTCATTGCGCGGGTACTGTCAGCTAGGATGACGTGTTTCATATAACTGTCGGTATGTACCGCAAACGTCTCGGCACCACGAATCTTTTTGATACCGTCACGTTTAGCCGCAGCCGGCGACTGGCCTGCTTTAAGCAGCTTCTTTGCAGCAATCAGTTCTTCTCGCGCTTCTGCCAGGCTGATACCGTCACGCCCATACTGCCCGATTACCAGTGTTTCGCGGCGACCGTTGATACGGTAGTCATAGCGAAACGAGACCGTTCCTGACGTAAGCACAGCTACATACAGCCCGTCACGATCGGAGACCTTGTACAGTTTGTCCTGCGGCTTGAGGTTTTTTAATTTTGTATCGGTAAGCAC